CCATTAGGTGAAAGTAATTCATCACCTAATGTTCGACGCGTTTGGCCCTCAGTTGGCGTTTTGAATTCTGATTTCTTACCAAATTCAGGTTTTGCTGATGGTTTTGGTGATTCACCTAAATCAAACATACTCGATTGCGCCATGCTTGGTTTGCGCACTTGCGTTTCACCACCAAACAAATCTGATTGCACCACGCCGCCGCCGCCGCCGCCTTTGTCAGCACCATGCTTTCGCTGATCATGTTTTCCAGGCATATGCTTTAAACGTTGCGCAACCATCATGCGCTTGTATCGCACTTTCTCCTTACGAGTTTTCTGCAACTGATTGCGAATCTTGGTTGCCCATGATCGGCCTGCATCGCCGCCCCATAGTAAATGTGCAATATACCCATTTGATGGATCTGATGGATTGCTCCAACCAGGCCGCTTGTCTACTGCATGACGCTCGAAAAATGAATACATGCGTTTGATGGTACTAGCTGACACTGATGTACCATTGCTCAAATCGCGTGCGCGTGCGATGCCAACAGCTGTGCCGCCACGGCCAAATTTGCTACGCAACTCCAACCCACGTTTGGCCGCACTTTGCACGCCAGCTGGTGGTGCATAGCTATCATCAGCTTTCGTTGTGGTTTTTTTCTTAGCAGGTTTTTTGCCTGGTTTCAACTTGGCTAATTCAGTGTTGTACTGTTTGATTAGGTTTTGAATTGCGCGTTTTTGCTTTGGCGTTTTGGCCTTGGCAAGTTTGGCGCGTGCTTTATCAAGTTTGGTTGATAACTCTGCAACAGCACGATCTTTTATGCCACTTAAGCGATCGCTTGTGGTTTCACCAGTTAACTCGAATAATGCGCGCTCGTATTGATCGCGTCGTTTATTCAGCTCTCTTATTTGCGCTTTCGTTAGCTTGTTTTTGTTTTTTCGAATTGCATCATCAATTGCCTGAACTGTGTTTGCCAATTCGTCAGCTTGTGCTGTAACTTTGGGATCCTCAGGCGTTTCGTCATCATCTGGTTTCTTGTCAGCATCTGGTTTCTTTTTGCCGCCGCCGCCGCCGCCTTTTTTTGGCTTCTTGGCTTCCGCTTCCTCAGCTTGGCGTTTTGCTTCTGCATCAGCTTCTGCATCTTCGCGTCGTTGTTGATCGCGTGAAATTAATTCTACTGCATCGCCTGTTTTGCCTGACTCGACTGCTGATTGCACTTTTTTCCCAAGTGCTGATACAACCACTTTACCGCCAACCACTTCCATAAGGCCGTCATCTACCATTTGCTTAAGCAATGGCACTTTATCCACTTCTGACTCGTTAGGTGGATCATTGCGCGTTGCTGATAGTACATCATATGCATCTGTATCATAGCCAAGCTTTTCCATACCAGTTTGGCCATTCTGAAATTTTTGTTCTTCTTGTTTGCGCTGTCGCTCAGCCGCACGTTGCTCTCTCTCAGCTTCGCGTTGCGCTTCTGATTTTGCTGGTTTCTTGGATCCACCACCACGCTTTTTGTCGTTAGGTAATAATCTACGATAATCTTGGCGACCGCTAGATGCACTTGTGAATTGACCACCTGCACCACGCGCCAAATTGCCGCCAATCGTTTCGCCTGATCGTGCATCCCATTTCATTGGCCGACCACTACGATCAGTGGTATCAGCTTTGAATGACTCAATATACTCTTTCATTGCCTGTTTGCGCCCAACACGACGCGCAAGTTTAGCAAATCGACGTTTGCCACCTGGTGTTTCATCTGCCCAACGCTTGGCAAATTCCTGATCCGTGGCAAATGCCCAACGCCATTGTGCTTGTGATTGGAATGGCATACTAACCTCCTCGTTTCGCTACTGCATTAATGGCGTTTTGGATTCGCGCTGGCATAAGTTTATTCCATTTTGTTTGCGCTGTTGCTATCCAGTTTCGCGCTTTCGTGCCAGGATGTCTTACCATACGTCTACTCACCAATGTTTTTGGATAGGTTGCGCCTTTCGATCCAAGAAAATTTGGTTTTGTTTTTGCTTTGTATGATCCGAAACCATCCCATCGAAATCGCAACCTCTGTGATTTATTCGTAGGTTTTGGCAATATCAAGTGTGGTTTTGTGCCATAGTTTAGCATTACCCATATCTTATCATCAGTTACAATTTCGATGTCTGCAAATCCCTTAGTGCGTTTCTCGAATCGTGGTTTATGTTTCCATGTAATCGTTGTTGCTTTGAAATCTGCACGTATGGCCTCAGCTACTCCGAGCATGCCATTTTGGATAGCTTGCGCGAATTGCTGTGGATTCTTAAACTGTGATAGATTAACTTGCACTTCCATTAATCGACGTTTCATTATGCACCTAAAATTGCGTATCATAATCAAGTAAATTAAAACCACGAACTTGCAATGGTGACCATAATGCTTCACGCGCCAAACATGTACTGCATGAATCTGTTGCGCCGCGCCGCCAATAGCAATCGAAATCACCAGATTCCTCGTTGACTGCTACGATTTCCCAACCACACTTGCAATTGGTGTGGCAAATTGTGCCCTCGCCAGGCATGGCAGGCAATGGCAGGAAATCAATTTTTGCTTGGAAAAATGTAGATCGCACTGCACTTGCATACATCTCCGATCGCGCTAGCATGCTACGATCGAAATCTTTATCAGTGCGAATTCTGATCCCAAACTGATCTAGGTATTGAATCTGTTGCACAATTTGCTGATCCACTTTGGCCTGCTGTACATCGTTTAGTGGTTGGCCGTCTGTGGCAACCATGGCACTTGCCTGATGATACGTTGCAATCGCCTTACGCATCGCATCTAGCCAATTATCAACATCTGATTCTGACATTGGCCGTTGTGATTCATCAGCTGTTTGGCGTGGTTGGCGCGGCCGTTTGCCTGATCCACCTGATGACTCGCTACCTGATGCATCATCAGATTCGTCATCATCTGTTGGCCGCTCGTAATGCCCAAACGATTTGCCATATACACGAATCGCTTCTAACATCTTTTCGATGATGGCATTTATGCGATCTTCTTCTTCTGGTGTTACTGTGTACTTATTGGCCATTCAGCACCTGCCTTGCAATACGTTGCGCATTGGCACGCGTAGATTGCATTAACTCGTTAAATTCCTTTTTGCTAATAGGTTTGGTATCAGGTGGTTTGCTAACATACGTTTCTGGTGTCAGATACGACGCTTTGCGCCGTGATGCAAGTTTCTTACCAATGCGCTTCATAGTATTGAGCTGTGTGCGCAACTGGTCGTTTTCCTCTTGATCGATTGGCGCACCATTGGCGGCCTGTATTTGGCGATTGTTGGATCCACTCGTAATTGACTCTGAATCAGATACTACACCACCAGCTGTTGTGTCAGTCTGCAAAAACTCGCGTGGCAAATAGTCGTTATCAACTAACACATTTAACGCCTGGTTGGCATTGATAATTTGCGTTTCTATAAGCACTTTCAACGCGCCTGCCCAAGCACTTAGTACATCAGCTTTTTCTTTCCGATCTTTCATGTCAGATACGGCAAACTTGAATGTTGTTTGCTCAGGCAATACACGATGTGTAATCTGGTGCTCGAATTCCTTTCGATACGCGGCCAAACCACGGCCCTCAGCAGATTCAGACAGCACTGCTGATTGCATACCAGTGCCTAGGCCTTGACTCGATAGTGGTTGGATCTCACCAACAAACACACCAAGCGCGTTGGCGTATCGCAAGTATGCATCTTTTCTTTCTGTATCAGCATCAAAACCATCAGGCACTTCTGCAAGTGGGATTGTCACAACACTTGGTGCTTCTGATTTGAGCATTGGGATAATTGTGGATCCACGATACACAACAAAACCCTTACCTGATTGTGCATTTTCACTTGATATAAGTGATGATTCTAATTGGGCCGTGGTGATGCCATTTACGATGTGAATAGCTAAGTTTCTCGATCCTGAAACTTTTTCGCGTACATACGTTTCCATTGCAACCATTTTCAGGATTGTTTCAAATGCGCGCCTGGCCGCACAAATACCAAAGCCGCGCATCTCGATACGAGAGCTTGGCATGTCTGACATTGCAATTACATCATCAGCGCGTAGCAGATGATGATACCCAACGCGATCCACATATACCACAGGCCGTTGGGGATCGCCTGTGCGATAGCATCGCAACGAGTCTAAATGTCGCAATCCAATGACGCGTGATCCTCCAACTGCTGATTGCCTGACTATCTCAATAAACGCGCCGTTATCAGTGGTCAAGAAATCGCGCAAATGACGTGCAAGGCCTTGGCTATACGATCCATCGAAATCAATCATGATTTGTTGTGATGATTTGATTCGTTGCGTTGATTCTGCATTATCTTCGATCGTGAAACCTAAGGCCGTTTGTTTGCTGATTGCAGTATTAACTGCACTAGACCACATATTTTCGATTAGTGGTGTTTCAGCTAGAATTACATCAGCAGATCGTGCACCATATTGCGGCAATCCTGTTGCGCCTTTGACTCCATCAAGTAATCCTGATGTCAGATATGATGACCATCCAGTCGGCCCAAGAAATACTGTTAATGGCCCATCTTGTGTAGCCTTTACACCATCATCTGATGTTACTGATTTTTTCAGCACGTCGTTAAATTCCATATGTCACCACATGTTCAATTCTAGCGTGCGATAGTTTGCCATCGCTAACGCAACAGCCGCGTCAATTTTCAGGTGCGCGGCACGCTTCACAATTCTCAGCTTATGGCCTGATTCGTCAACTTTCGCATCTGCATTGGCCAAATGTTCGCGAATGATTGCATGTGTGCCATCGTGCTTTATGCGTCGCTGAACAATCAGTGTGCGCAATGTCATATCAGATTCGAGTCGATCTGATCCCTGGTTAAATGGCTCAGTCCATACTACATCATTTAGTCGTTGCGCAAAATAGTGTAGCTGGTATGGATCGTATGCTATTTGTACCACATTGTATCTGTTTAGTACATCACGTATTTCACGCTCAATTTCTAAGTAATCGAGTGCATGATTACCAGGGATCCAGATGCGCGTTAGTCGCAAAATGGTTGCATCCTCGTTACTTGGATCGCGAGTTACGCCAATCATGGCAAAAGTATCACCAGTGATTGCCGCGTCAAGTGCCAACACCATTGGTTGGCGATCTGTCAGCATTGGTATGTCATCTGATTGGCACTGATCCCACATGGCAAGTGATGGCAGGAATGATTCAGGCCCATCATCTCTAACCCACTCACCAAGAAATAGCTTAGCATATCGCGATCCTGTCAGTGATTGCAGTGTTTGAATGGTACGATGGCCTTGTGCAGTCCACTCACCATCTTTATACAGTGATGGATTATCTTTATGGTACGATCGCAACAGTTTTAAGTTTCCAGCTTGGGCGCGCGACAATATCCAATGTTCTTCGTCACCTGGATTGCAATCGCCAAACAGCATGGTATAAGGTGCAACGGATCCGCGGCCTGTGGTACGAGTGGTAAGTGTTTCCCAATCTTTTACATCTAATTCCTCAGCTTGGTTTACATACACAAAATCAAATTCACCAGATAGCACCGATCCTGACACGTCTAAACCTGCTATATACACTTGGGATCCATTGGGATAGACATACAGAAACGGCCGTACACCACCATATTTTTTAGGTTTTAGATTGCCATGCTCAATAACTCTTTCCCAAGTTTTTAATGCTGTTTCATACAACCACATGCGCACCTTACGCACAATGACGGCCCGCGCCTTGGGATATTGTTGCAACAACGTATGCAGTCGATACATCGACGCGAATGTTTTACCAGTTTCAGCAGGCCCGCTGATGATCCACTCTGATTGCTGAATTTCTTGCGCTTCTTGGGCCGCGCCACGAAACGATAACGCATTACTTGATTTGCGTTTGCGCCTTTCAGCTTCTACCATCGCGAGCATCAGCACATTATTGGAATTGCTCGATAATTGCCTGTAATTCGTCATCTGACATTCTCGTAATTTCATCATGTGAAATACTCAATTGCACCGATCGCGTTACCTGTGCGGCATCGAAACCAAGCATTTTGGCGCGTCGCTCCATAATCTTTAGTACTGTTTCGATAGCTTTCATGTCACCAGTGCGCGCATCTAGCCATATCGCACGCGTCATTTCATCTAAGCGCGATAACTCCATAGCAAGGATCGTACCATGCACATCACGCGCTTCTTCGAGAAACTGATTAGACATTTCTGTAATGTCTTTTCGCACTGTTTCATGCGATACACCAAGCTCATTTGCAATTTCGCGCAACGAATAACCTTGTTTGCGCAAATTAAATGCATGCAGTGTTCTTTCAACTTTGGTGATTCGTTGCTTAGTCGTCATTGTCAACACTCCTATTGTCAACTGATTGCATCATTAGGTTTGTCGCATCTGATACGGCAAAAAACACAATAGACGATGGCATTGGTTTTGAATTTACATTGGTTAGCTGGAATGGCGTATTTACTGCAACTGAATCGCCTGCAACCATTAATCGTATTGCGTTGTCAGTGCGTACCATTGTTGCACCTGATTGCGCTACGAGTATACACATTTCGTATTTTGTCATAGTTGACGATGTTACTACCATGCCATTTTCGATAATCACTTGGCCGCAATGCATATATGGCAATGCGACACCGTGAAACACTGTTGTTTGTGTTGTTGCAAACTCAATAGATAGTTCTTTTAAGATGATTGGCGCGTCATTCATGGCTTGATCCAATTAGGTACTGTTAAACGGCCAACTTTCCAATCTGGTCGAGTGTAGTATAGGTATAAAATGCCATTAATCACAGCTAGTTGGCCCCACCAGTTTTGACGAAACAGCAACTGATTCCATTTACCTGTTGGCGTTTGACGCATGTATACACGAATGCCAAACGGCCCATTTTTAACGATGCGGCCGTTTACTGCAATGAATTCTTTACCAGCTTTATCAACTTGTGGTGTAAGTGGTGATGCTGGATAGTTTGGGCCTGGCTCGCCAGGAATGTTAAATAATTCATCAGACATAGTGAACTCCTATACATATACGGCCGTTGCATACACATCAGTACCATCAGGCGACATTTCAACGATGCATGAAACACATTGGTGTGTATCAAGTAAATCATCTTGTAACAAGCTACGCAAATGTTCTGGATCAACATTTTTGTAGTACTCGCCTGGTTTGAGTGTTGGGGATCCATCAGCACTATGTGGTTTGCGATTTGGGCCTGCACAGGTGATGACGACATACACCACGTCGTAATTTGAAATCATATTTTGTATTGCATAGAGTATTGACTCTGGATCAACATGCTCGAATACTTCTGTTGCAATAACAGTACGAAATGGATAATTCAGTGGATGATCCTCGTCATAATCCTTATGGCGATGCTTACGAATATCAACCACGTAATCAACGTTTGGACCAGGCACAATATCAACGCCAACATATGGTGTTAAATCGCCAAACACATTACGCGCGGATCCGTTGATATTGATACTGCCAATTTCTAACACAGGCCCATCAAAATTGTACTGTGATCGAATGCGCTTTAAGTAATTCATTGCTGATTCATGCATGGTTGTACCATTCTTTCGATTGGCCTCTATTGTAAGTGACTGCACGTCGAATGTCAGGCAGTGAAATTGCATTGCCTGGACAACTGGTTGGATTGCAATCACGATGGCCAACAATGACATTAGGATCAATTGCGTTTAAGTTGCGCCATTGACAGAGTGCAGTGATTGCGCCAATTACCAGTTGACTCGTTGCCGCATCCCATCGCTGATTCATATAATTCCCAACAACCTCGATCCCCCAACTATAGGGATTGCACGATCGTGCATGTGTGCCTGGTAGGTTTAATGGTGTTAGTTGAAATATGCCATCATTCAACGGATCGCGAGAGTTGGCGCAAATGAATAAGTGCGGGCCTGATGACCAGCCAATTTTCGTATAGTGTCGTTTAAGTGATTCAACTGATTGTATGCCATTCCATTGCGCTTGTGTTGGTTTATCTGTGTGGTGGACTACGATGCGCGTGGCCCAATCGCAAATCACAGGATTATGACGGCCAAGATGCTGTTGAAATTGGCCAATAGTGCGCCATTGGCGAATGTCAGCGAGAAACTCACTCATATCATGCTCGTTTCTGTAACTCTGTAACGCCAATAGATTGGCCGGCCGCCAGTATGCCTGCTACAACGTTTTGTGCGACGTTTTGGCCGCTGAATGGTACGCCATTAGCTAGTGATAAAATTGTGCACGATACAATGCCAAATGTGATGGCAAGGATCGGCCAAGTGTAGCCAGGTACGAATGTTTGATTCTCTTTATTGTAATATTTGATGATGTCAATAATCACTTTGACCATCATTGCAGATGCCATGCTTTGCGTAATAATATCCTGTGTCATCTGATCCTCCTATTGACGAATTGCATCTACTAGATATGGCAGTAGCATGCTCAGTATGCCTGCCGCGCCAACTGCAATCCAAATTTGTTTATCGTGTGCTGATACTCTTTCTTCGAGTCGGGTAACTTGATCGCGTAATTGCCCAAGCGTTGAATCAACGCGCTGATTCAAGTGCTGAAAGTTGACGCGCAACTCAATTAGTAATTCGCGAATTTCGCGCATTTCGTTATCCATCGCACTATCTCCTACATACTTTTTTTAAGTATATCAGAAATAAAATAATGCGATGCGATTGCTGGCCTACAGAATTACCTAACAATCGCATCGCATTATTAGCTGATTAATCATTACACCGAAAGAATGTTGTCATCAGCTAAATCACAGTATACATCATGTTTACTTAGATTTCCAACGACGCATGCCAGCCTTGCGAATTAATCCAGCAACAATCAATGTAATACATGCAATGATGATACCTATGCCACACCATGCACTGT